GTTAGTGCTGTTCGTGGACCATTGAGTTGTGGTTTGTCGGGAAGAATTTCGGACGAAGGTCGGCCAACTTGTAAGCGTTGAGCTGTTTGTATTTCTATCGTCAGAAGATACTACCCAATTAGAAACCCAGTAAGTAGCTTGTGTATAAGTTGTATGTGTGTTTCGTTGATCAAACCAGCTTGTGCTAGTTGTAACAGTAGAAGTCCAGTTGGTAGAAGTATTTCTAGTTACAGTTCCTGCAGTAGTACTGTTTGTGTTCCATGCTGTTGTGGTATTCCGGCTTGATAATCCTTCTGGATTAAAAGACCAAACAGTACTAGTTATTCTTGTTGTAGCAACGTCAGTATTAGAAGTAGTGTTTGTATTCCAAAAAGTAGACCACTCAGTAGAAAAACTGGTAGTTACCTCAGTGTTTTTAGACCCACCCTGAACAAATAATTTTCTAGTCCAACTCATTATATTATGTCCTTATGCGAAGTCTCGCCAAGCTTGAACACCCATAAACGTTACGCCGTCGTCTACAGTATCTAGGATGATCATGGTTTTACCAGTTGCATCTGTCTGTATTTCAGCGCCTGAATTGAACGTAGTTACTCCGGGCCAAGTTATAGATCCTGCGCCAGTGGCTTCTACTACTAGGTATAGGGTGTTGACAGATCCTGCGGCTAGACCTGAAGCTGTAAATGTAGTATTTCCGGCTATTTTACATATTACGGTGTCACCTAGAGCAGTATCTATATTAACAACACCTGCCACATCTCCGAGATTTTGAACTTTACCTCGGATTATAGTATTAACTAGATTATTTGCACTAATATCTTCTGCGGTTAAAGTACCAGTTGCAGTGCCATTCTGAGCTTCTAATTTATCGGAATTTAGATTGTTAAAATTGCCATCCATCTCAGAGGTAGTCAACGTTGATGCTTTATCGGTTCTTGTAACTATCGTAGCCATTGCTATTCCTATTAGATAAATAGTTTAAGTTTACTTTTTTACCTTTTATTTATAATACAAATACATTCAACATATGACTTATTCTAAACAGGTTTACTCGGGAAAATTCATCCCAAGAAATCCAAAAAAATACAAAGGAAACGTGACCGGTATAATATATCGTTCCAGTTACGAATTGAAGTTTATGAATTGGTGCGACATCAGTGACTCTGTAATAGAGTGGGGGTCTGAAGAAATAGTAATACCGTATATTTCACCACTAGACAACAGAGTACATAGATATTTTGTTGACTTTTATGTGAAAGTAAGTAGCAAAGATAAAATGAGATATTGCTTAGTAGAAGTAAAGCCTTTTAGATTCACACAAGAACCGAAAATACCTAAAAGAAAAACAAAAAGATTTCTAAATGAAGTTAAACAATGGGGTGTAAATATATCAAAATGGGAAGCAGCAAAAGAATTTTGTCTTGATAGAAATTGGGAGTTTATGATTATTACTGAGAAAGAACTCGGAATATAGTTATAAATAGTAACATGGCTAATCCTTTTACAGATATACAAACAAGCACCGGCGGCAATGATCGTAGTTTTAGATGGTATCAAGATGCTGTCCGTAAAGTTGCGGGTAACATAAGAAGTTTTGGTGACGCATCTAGAACAGATATAGGAGAGTTTACCTCACAGCTAGAGCCGGGTAATATGTACATGTACATGTATGACCCTAAAAATAAAGGATCTCTTCCTTATTGGGATCAGTTCCCCCTATGCTTACCATTTGATGATATGGCAGGTGGATTCGTTGGGTTGAACTTGCATTATATACCACCAATGCTTAGAGCTAAGTTATTGGGAGAATTGTTAAATTACACAGACAAAGAACTAACAGATAAAAGTAAGATAGAAGTTAAATGGAGTATGTTAAAGTCGTTCAGTAAGTTTCCTGGCGTACAACCTACAGTGAAGAAATACTTGTATAGTCAAGTAAATAGTAGATTTTTAAAAGTAGATCCTGAACATTGGAAAGCATCTATATTTTTACCAACACAAAACTTCCAAGGTGCATCAGTACAGAAAGTGTACAAAGACAGCAGAGACATAATCAATGGCTAAATCGCTCACTAAACTAGAAAACTTCTTAACTCAAATACGAACTCAGCATACTCCTAGGTCTGACCGCTTTGAAGTTGAATTTAACTTGCCGCCCGGACTGTCAGAATCTCAAGAATTTATGCAGACACTGAGTGTTTATTGCGAAGAGGCTCAAATACCAGGATTAGCTGCTACTAATCTACCTGTTAAAATAGGAGCTTGGACTGAATATAGAACTCAGAATGTTGAATTTTTAACAACAGAACTTTCCTTCACGTTTTTATGTGATGAGTTTTGGTCTGGAAGAGATTTTTTTGAAAACTGGATAAACCTTGCTGCTGATGTCAATTCTAAAGAAGTTGAATATTACGATAATTATGTAGCAGATATAACAGTAAAATCATTAAGCACCAAAGATGATGTATTAGCGGCTTGGAAAATTATTGACGCAACGCCGAAACTAATCAATCTGACTCCTGTCTCTTGGAGTAATCAAGGATTTATCAGAATGTCGGTGTCTTTTGCTGCTAAGAAGTGGGAAAGAATTTATGACAAAGTAGGGACTCAGTATACTGACGAAGAAAAAGCTAAGTCTTTGTTTGATGTTCTATTAGGACCAAAAAAAGCAGGATAATATTTAAAATTAATTTATAGTGGTTGGAGAATATAATGGCATTACCAGTAATAGATACACCTACATTTGAGTTAGAAATCCCAGGAATGAAAGGCAAATTCAAATTTAGACCGTTCTTAGTCAAGGAAAATAAAATATTAACACTTGCCGCAGCATCTGAAAACTCGAAAGAAATGTATCTAGCGTGTTGTCAAGTAGTAGAGAATTGTGCGTTCGGAAAGATAACAGGCACAGATTTAGCTATGTATCAGTTACAGTGGATATTTTTAAAGCTAAGATCAAAGTCTATTGGTGATCTACAGTCCTTTACACTAAAATGTGGAGAGTGTAACGACATGTTAAATTATGAAATGGACATCAATGATTTTGAGCTGGTTGGAAATACTGAAACAGCAGAGAAAAAAATAGAACTTAGTGACGATACAGGAATTATGTTGAAGTACCCGTCGGCAGAAATACAAATGTTAGAAGAAGAAATAAGTGACACAGAAATACTGTTAAATTCTATATCGTATATTTACACCAGTGAAGAGATGATAAGACCTGAGGATGAAACAGTCGAAGAAATGGTAGAATTCATTGATAATTTACCAGTACATATGCTGAATGATGCTAAAGAGTTTTTTAGCAATATACCATCGTTAGTACACAAAGTACAATACACTTGTTCGAAGTGTGAAGCGAAGAATGAAATATTAATTAATGGATATGAGCATTTTTTCGCCTAACTCTTTCTCAGGATTCGCTTGAAAATTATTACAGGACGAATTTTTTGTTAATGCAAGAGCATCATTATAGTTTAACTGAATTAGAAAATATGATGCCTTGGGAAAGAGAAGTTTATATTGGTATGCTAATAACACATCTAAAAAAGAAAGCAGATAAACAACAGAGTAATCAATAATGCTAATAGTATCAGGCGGAATATCAGACGAGGGATTCAGTGGCTCTAGAGTTAGGGATACGGAAGACAAAAATCGGTTTACTAAAGAAGGAGCTGAATCTCTAATTAATTCTGTACGAGAAGCTACTAAGAAAACAAAAACAAACAATGCTGGTCTGAATAAGATTAGTTCTGCAAGCTCTATCATGGCAAAAGAAATTGCTAAAAATACAGAAGCAGTACAAAAAGTATTAGCAGATGACGAGAAATCTCAAGAACAACTTGTAAAAGTTATGGAGATGATGGCAGACGCACAGAAAAAAACTGGCGAAGCTAGTGTTTCTGCAATCGAAGACTTGATGAAAGAAATCTCTATATTAAAAGAAATTGGTGGCACAGATTTAACTAACAATTTAGGACTAGATGAAGCTCAAAAATCATTAGCATCTGGAAACGGTAGTACGATATCAGGATCTTTATTTAGAAAATTCACAAATGTAGATGAAGGTGTAACAGGACTAGACGCAGTAAAACAAGCATTCTCTCGTGAAAAGCTATTTGGATTAAAGCCCACAGCAAACACACTAGAGAAAAGAGCAGATGCTAACGCTAAAATGTCACTGCAAGG